TCGTTTATACCTTCTCCGGATTTTATCTCCACTCCACTTAAAATATATTTGGATACGCTGTTGGCAGCGGAGACCGCTACACCACACCCAGCCTCTTCAAAACTGCGTGATAGAATGGACGAAAGACTTCTAGCAAAATTATCTACATTTGGTCCTATCCGACAGTTTTGATAAAATCTATTTTCTTCCCAAGGAGGGATTCGTAGAAGTGCTCCTCGGTATTCATATCCATTAGTTTTGTTTCTAGACTTTCTTACTTCTTGTGATTTCCAATAATCGGTTTCTTTGTATGGAACCCCTCCTATGTACAAATAATTATAATACTCGTTTAGAAGTTCTAAAACAGCATCTGTCGCAAATCTAACGTTTTTATCTTTATCGTTAGGGTCAAAATTACGAACCGACATTGGTATGCCAGACGACTCTAAAGCTTCATTCCAATTAGTTTTAAATGATAAGTATTGAGAGTTGTTGTTTCCTAAGTTAGTCTCAGTTTTAAGCGTATAGTAAATTAAATTAGGTACATAAGATTCCCATAACTCTTGTAATCCCGAAGTTTCAGCTACTGGATTGTAGATGGAAGATGGGATAACCATGTTTACCGCGTTAGCTAAAGCTTGTCTAGTACCTTTAGCCTTATACAAGTAAATGGCTTGTTTTAACTGGTCTCTCCATTTATCGGGTTCCTCCGTAAAGAAAGTCCAGCCCAAATATCTTCCCAAATATTGAAGAAACTCTTCGGGACATTCCTCGATATCTAACAAATACTGAATGTCTCTAATCGAAGTTTTAACGTCATAAAAACCATATGCTATCGCTTTGAGCATCTTGCTCATCGGACCAGCATTTTCCATACGATTTACATCTAACCCCATTAATGAGGCGTTGACAATATCTCTAAAATACAGTGAGTTAGGGTCATCTTCATTTACCCACACATTAACTAAGGTGTCTAAAGCGCTAACTAGTTGTGCTCCAGACGCATAGTAATTTTCCGTTTCCCCATTAGCTACAACATAAGTGGAAGAAGGGCTGCTAAACGGTGCTGGTAAATAATTAGCTCGTACGGTTTCCCATTGTGTACCTCCTCCTACAGCGTTTCTATACATCCACTTGAACATATTACTAACACCGTCCGAAGTTTTTACCCGTTTACCATAATAAAGGTTATCTACGATGGAGCTGTAGACATAAGAACTTACCGGAATGGAGTTCGAATCAATAACCGTTCCTGACGTATTTTGAAAATATACCCACCCCAGTTTATCAATCAATTCGTTACTAACCGCTGAAACGGAAGAAAAAGTTGACCCTACTGTCGCGCTAAATCCCTGAGCGAAGGTTTCTGTTACGTAATTCGGGTGCGTTGATGGCAGGGCTGACGTAAGAAGAAAATCCTCAAACTCGTCTCTATTAGGAAAACTCGCAAACGTTTTACCCAAAGGACGTAAAACATAATTCTCATAAGTAGTAGGACTTACATCTGTTAAATTATTGAAAGGGACGTAGTAAGGTACAAATGAATCGTTACTACTAAACGAAGATACCTGTAAATTATAAGTGGTTGGCTTGCCAATCAAGGCTGAGGTGTTGGACGCTAGGTATAAAATAGAACCTAGAACTCTGTACTGTAAATCTTCTTCTTGTCCGAATAGATTATATTCATTCTCTTCATAGAAATCAGGGATAATGCGCTGAATTACTTCTATGTAATTCGCTTTAAAATGTTCTTGTCCTGGTCCTCTGTCCGTATTCATTATACAAATTCTATGGTAAATTCAAAATTGTTGAGTTGAACGATTTCGTTAAAATTAACAAAAATGTCTTTGTCTAAGTTATCGACGTTAAAAAATCTAATTTCTGGTACTGTTAACATAAAATTAGTAAGGTCTGCAATGGATAACTTTTGACCAAACCCTACTCTATCAACATTAAAATACTCTACGAGTTTGTCGGCGGCTTTAGCTTTTATACTATCAGAAAATCTTTGATTGCTTTTATCAATAAAAACGGTCGCTACGATATCTAAAGTTCTAACAACTCCATCAGAAATAACTACATCGTCTGTCAACATTTTATAATTTTTAAAGTAATCTAAAAGTTCTTTTTTAAACGCAATAGAGGCTCTCTCTAATTGATTTTCTGAGGCTTTGCTTAATACGTACAAATCGATAACGTTAGCAGCGGCTCCGTTTTTTCTTAAAACAGCCATAGCTTTAGCTGTTTGTCCTGCGTTACCCACAAAGGAATTAGCTAATGCGTTATAATCTTCTCCCGTAACAGCTCGGTATTGAGTTCTAAAGAAATAGGGTGCGTACCTTTTAGCGTGTTCAACGGTTTCAGCAGCTAAACCACCAGTTCCTTTTGTAATATTTTTTATGTTAGCGTTTACAGTTTGTGTTCCAACCACAACATTTATATCTTGATTAATGTTTTCTCTAACGATGTCACCGTTTACTCCGCCTCCTCGACGATAAGTAATAGTGTATGTGGCTCCAGGAGTAGGAAGACGTCCTAACACTCCATCACCAAAAGTTAGCACTGCACCGAACCCATCAGTGTAAGTTTTTTCAAACACAGGTTGGTCTCCGCCAGACGCCGCAAAAAGATTAGAAATCTCGTTATACTGAACACCATAACCTTCTGTCGATGATACTCCTATACTCCCTTCAATAATAGGTCCGTTAGGAATGGTAATTGTCTGTCTAGATTGCGCGGCTTCAAAGCTTCCAGTTTGTGTTTGAAGAGCTCCTTCCAGGAGTATAATATTATTGTTTACATTGTCGGTAAAATCGCTGTTAGAAATAGCGAGGTCTTTTGTGAATAAATCTAAAGCACCATTAGATAATTGTTGGTACATTGTGTACGTTAAAGGTGTGCCACTTCTTTGGTTTGTAATATTAATTCGTCTATTATTTTCTCTTACAGTAACACTTCCTGCGCCCAATGCTACATCCGAAGGGATGGTTAACTGACCTGTAGCTTTAGAAGCAGTAGGTCCTTTCATCGAAACGCCTATTAACTGAAGAAGCCGTTTGAGGTTTCCTTCATCTTTTACTGTATCGATATACATCTCGTTAGCTGTCATATCTGCGCGTAGGGTGAGTACGGACGCCATATACGCGAACATTTCTAAGAGCATTTGTCCTAAATCGGACGCAGCAAAGTTGTTGTAATCCAAAGGGTAAACCGCTTTTAAATAATTTTGTAATGCGACTCTATAATCATCAAACCCTTTCAAATTATAATCAATTAAATTGCTTTTCCTATCGTCGGGAATAGCTCCCAGTTTCAAAAAATCAGATTCTATAGTTCCATCAAACCCTGAAACATTATATAATCCTTGAAAATACCTTTGGTATCCTTTGTTATCGCTCATACTAGCACCTCCACCATTTCTTCGTTTAGTAAATCGTCTTTAGACGTGATTAACATACTAACTGTCAATCGATTTTCCTCATAATCAGGAATTAACTGTAGTGATTTTAAAATAACTCGTGGTTCATATTTAGCAATAGTGTTTATTATTTGTGCTTCTAACGTGCTTAATAAAGATTTATCTAAAGGTTCGAATACCGATAGACGTAAATCAGTTCCGTAATCAGGTCTCATTACTCTAGCGCCACGAGCCGTCAAGATTAACTGTCGTATCCCATCGCGTAGACTTCCTAAGTTTTCATTTGACGTCAAATACCCTCCAACACCGTCCGTTCTCATCGGAAATGCCATTCCTAAAATTCGCCTTTTAGAAGGCGTTTTTATGTATTCTAAATCGTAATTAACCATAACTTATATTTCAATGTTTTTGAAGAATCCTTTTTGTGAGTCAAAATTTTTCTTCGCCTCTTTAGTAGATAGAGGTTTTGTGTAAATCTTAAAACTACCGAGATACCCATCCAGACCACTTCGAGGAATATTATTTCTACTGGCGTTACCACCGCCCTCACCATTTGATAAAGGTGGTTGGTGTTGTCCTACAGGGTAAGTTGCTCCAGTAGCACCACCTACCTGTACCGTGACTAAATCATCTCCGAAGCGAGTCTGTTGGTAGGTGTTGTTGGTGTTGCTTCCCAAGAAACCTTGCGGTCTGAAATCAGTCTCCGCTATTTTATTAATATTGTCTGAATAACCGCCACCTATAATCCATGGCGTGTAAACAGGGAAAGCCACCCTTTCAGGGCTTACTTGTTCGTCGTAAATATTAGGACCTAAAAAGGACTCCTTAGTTGGGTTATTAAAA